ACTTGTTAGACGAGTTCCTTGATAAACTTCAAGATCTTCAAATGTTGCTATACCATTGAAGACTGGAACTGTAATATCTTCTAAAATACAGAACACAAAGGACTGATTACCAAAACTACCTGAGGTGCTTGCTACAGGTCCTTTACGGAGGGTTAGAGAGGATGGTGTGGGAGTTATATTCGAAGCATCTATAAAGAAACTTATTGTTGCTCTTGCTGCTTTTCTTGATCTAGGAATGTAACCAATATGTCTAGCAAGTGCTACTACATTTTCTCTCAGAGTGGCACTATCGATAAAGACTTCATTTGCCACCATATTGGCATTATATGAAGTAATATATGTGTTATATGCTAATACATCAATAATAGTTGACAGATTTGATCCTTCAAAATCATAATCTGTAAAGTTTGAATTAGATCTTAAATAATCTTTGAGAGTGACCTTTATTTGATCAAAATCTAGATTTGAAAAATTTACTAGTGACATTTTACCTAGTCGGTTGCAAAATGAATTGTAATTGTTGTGAAGGAACGTTAATTCCAACTATACTATATGTAATTATTACGTCAAATGAATTATTATCATAGTTGGGAATTACTTCAACATTTTTTAATTCTACTCTTGGTTCAAAATTTACAATCGATGTTGCAATTTCATCCCTAATATTTGATGCTGAAATCTCATCAATATTTTCAAATAATGATCTACTCACTCTAGATCCAAAATTAGGATTGAAGAATTTTTCGCCAGGAAGAGTAAATACAATGTTTCTTATCGAACGTGCAATTGCAGTTTCATTTTTAAGAGCAATTAGATCACTATTCAGAGGATTATTCTGAAAAGTCATACTAATGTCTCTAAAACCTTGACTTACCCTTTCTAAAGGCATTGATTATTACAATTCTATCTTATTTATCACCGATTTTTTGATTCATAAAGTGGTTCAGTACCGTATTCCCAGTCATCATAGTCTTCATCATTGCGAATTTTCTCATGAATTTCATTTTGGACGACAAAATCGTGTTTTTTGGGTGTTATATCATCATTTGCAATCTCTCTAAGCATTTTTTTCTGGTTGATTTCCATTGTTTTGTTCCTGATTAGTTGAATCAGAACTTTTTGCGGGGTTGCTATCCCGTTCTTCTTGTGTCTGCCAAAAATATTCATCAGTATCGCCCAATCTTTGCCATTTTAACCCAACCTCAGTACGATAGAATTTGGTTGAAATCTTAAAATCGGGAGTTTTAGGTACATCTGGTGTTCTAGAAGGACTATAAAGTCGCATTCTATTATTTGGATATAATACAAATTGTCCGTTTTCTAATAAAATGCAGTTATGTGATTTGTGTTCTTCTGGCATTTCACTTGTTCCACAATCAATTTTATCGTTATATGGATGATAATTATCTAAACTAAACAAATATTGACCTTTAAGATGTCCAAAGTCTCTTGTGCGAACTTCAAAATCTAATTCTCCTATATGTTTTTTTTGAACACATACCACTCCATAACTCATACAATCCCAGAATTGTAAATTGGTTAAATCCAAATCTGGTTCTGGAGTTTTTGGTGAGGAGACGAAGGCACTGATTGGCAATTTATCATAAAGAGCACCATATTCTGGTAGATATGTTTCAAAATAAAAAGAACGTCCTGGTAATGATTTTGCTGTTACCCAAACTCCTTCTACAAATTCTCCATGTCCATCTTGAAGATCACGAAGATATTCTTTACGAACCCATACTTTTTGTGGAGGTACATTTATGATTAGTTGACTCATTAGTTTAAAAAAAAAACCAGAGATTTCTCCCTGGTTTATCTATATTACTTAACCTTTTCCTTGTCCTCTATATTTCTTTTGTTTTCCATTGCGAGAAGTTGCTGAAAGCAATGTACGAGCACTTCTCCCTTGACGAGTTTTCTTAGGTGTTCCTGATTCAAACACCGTCTTATTCATACCACCTTTAGATGCCATTAAAGCTCCTCCATTTCTAGTTCATTAGGATTAATATTTTCTCCGGAGAAATAACGCTCAGAGAATTCTTGAAGAATATCAGCACATTCTTCTGTGCTGATATTTGTATAAATCTTACGCCCTTTATATAAAAGATTGTAAAGTTTACTCATTAGATTATGCGAGTCTTTTCATGTCCCACACGAATCCGGGGGTCACACCAAATCTCAAAACCTTTCTCAATAGCATCAAGACAGAATGAAACATCCTCTCCGCACATATCTTGTACTGCACCTGACTCAAAGACTTGCATCTTAGGTGCAAACCAAGGATATTCAAGATTCTCAAATACACCTTTCTTAATCAGGACCCAACCAAATCCAGTGTAATCAACTGTAAAAGGTTTACGACGCTTGCTGATAGACTCTACAGTTTCATGATTCATCACTCCACCATTCTTGCGGAAATCATCTTCTTCTAACCAGTGTGCGACAGAGGTTGTGTGTCCATCTTCTGTTGCATACCAACCACCAACGATTTCCTTTTCTTCTCCTTCTGCATTCAGAGACATATCACAGAGTTGCCAGAACTTGTTAGAATCAAAGACAATATCCGAGTCAATCCAAAGTTGATAATCATATTGTAGTTTACCATCCCATGGAATTTGTTTAGGTCCACGAAGAACATTTGCTCCGAGACACTTACATCTTGCAAAGTTTACCATTGATGAGTAATCTTGTGAGATTTGAATACTCATTCCATTTTGTACTAAATCAAAACAAAGTTGTACAAATGCTTTGAGAAAGATAAAAGAACAACCTCTTCCAGGTAAGCAGAACACAATGCTCTTTCCTTTCATTCTTTCCTTAATTGCTACATAGTCCCAATCTTCAGTCTTGGGAGTAGGTGCTGCTGCTTTAACTGTGAAACCACGAGCCACGAATTAATCCTCCAATAAATGCTTATAAGTTTTGTTGTTTATGATATAAGAGATTGTAGAACGATGAACATTATACATTTCTCCAAGTTTTGAAGTTGTATATTTTTTTGAGATATGCAACTTTCTAATTTCTCTTACTTGGTTATCAGTAAGTTTTGATCCTCCATTATTTTCTCCTTTTTGATTTCCAGTATAACATCTACCTTTTTGAACTTTATCTTTCATATTATCAAGATTTGTTCCGGAAAATAAATGTAAAAGATTTACACATTTTCTATTATCGCACTTATGAAGGCAATGAAGATTTTCTAATGGTTCGGCGTAGTATACTTCATACATTAATCTATGAGATTTTACAGTTTTTCCTTTATATGAAAAATTTCCATACCCATAGGCATCAATTGTTCCTTTCCATTCCCAACAACAATTTTCGTTAAGAATATCTGGCAGTTTATTATAAAATTTTTCTAATAGAGACATAGGTTATTTTTAAACCTCAGATCAATTTTATCAGGTATATATGGTTTTGTCAATGAGAAGAATGTAGTGATATGAGTTTATTCACAGTTAATTCTTCATATGACAAGTCTTCTATTTTATAATCAGTTTTCATTAAACCAACCATATTGTTTAATGTTTTCCACGTAACTCCAAATTCTTCTTCTTTGATAGAATGAAATAAACATCTATCCTTTGCATATATGTGGTATATTTTTTCCATGCGGGGTGAAAAATATTTTGAGAAATTTTTTGTAGCAAATCTTAATTTACTACCGCATTATATATCAATACTATTAAAAATCCAATAGGCACCCACACAATTTTTGGATATCTTATTACCCACCCTGCAAGTACAACTCTGTAGAAATTCCAGTAAGGTCTCCTACGATTATATCTGCGGGGGTTTCGAGGACTTATCATACTTCCGGAAAAATTTTATCTATTTCTTATGTTTGTTGCTCTATCACACCATCTCAAATTCTTGATATCATTGTTCAGTTTATTTCTGTCTATATGATCTACTTCTGTATAACTGTGGATATTATCTAACAGTGTTTCTACAATCAATCTATGAACATATTCTTTAATTTGGTAAAGGGTTTTGCCTTTTTCATTTTTAATGGATATATTAACAGAAGCATATTGTCGAGTATAAGCACCTCCTCGAAGAAATTGTTTAACCTCTATTAAATCTTTTTGATGCATACCATCAAAGAATTTATGCGGTTCTCTAAAAACTTTACCATCCTCCGTGACATAATATCCTGCGAACTTTGTGAGGTGTTTTTTCATACTCCGGAAAAATTTTATGAAAGAGAGATATAGGTCGAAAAAGACATACAGTGTAGGTTGGTAGGGACCCAAAACATAATAACGCCGCCCCGCCCCGCAACGCCAAAATATAAACAATAAACAAACAATCAGGATACTGTCGAATAACGAATAACTCACTGACGACGAATAAGTGTTTTATTCGTGTTGTTTTATACTAACTGCTATTAAAAATACTCACAAACACACAAAACACTACGAATAAACTATATTTTGTAGGGTTCTTTATACTAACTGCCACCATAAAGTGTAAGAAATATACAAAACACTACGAATAAA